CTTCGTCTCGGTCGTCTGCTCTTTGAGGCGCTGCACCGCCTGGTCGTAGGCGAGGAGCGCCTTCTGCTTGTCGAGCTCGGTGGATGTGGCCGAGGCGAGGACTTTGTTGCGTTCGGCGGTCGCCTCCTTCAGGGCGATCTCCGCATCGCGTTGGGAGAGCTGGCCGTCGACGAGCCGGTTGTTGAGGTCTTCGAGTTGCTGTGCGGCTTCCTTGCGGGCCGCCGTCAGATCCAGTTGTGCCTGCCGCGCCGTTTTCTGCGCCGTAGCGAGATCCTTCTCGGCCTGCTGGACCTGCTTGTTCGCGGACTGCATGCGGTCGGCGGCCTGCGTGTAGGCGTCCGCCAGCGACTGGCGGGCGCTCTTGACCTGCGCGGCAGCCTGCGCATTGTTCTGCGCGGCCTGCCGCACCGCCGTCCCGACCGCCTTCTCCGCATCGGAGATCTGCCGGGCCGCGTTCCTCTGCGCGGTCGCCAGGGCCTGCTGAGCGGAGGCTTGCTGCATCGCCTGCCGGGCCGCCGACGCACCCGTCGCTGCACCACTCGCCGTCGACGAGGTTGCCGCATCCTGGGCGGCCTTCTGCGCCTGCAGCGCGGACGCGATCCCCTTGAATGCGGGTGCCGCCACCAGAGCGATCCCGCCGATACCAGCCCCGGCAGCCACGCCGGCCGCCGCGATCGCACCCAGCCCCGCAGCGACCACCGGCAGCGCCGGGATGATCGCCGGGCCGAACGCCACAGCCGCCGTGATGAGGAGCTGCATGCCCCGCACCGCCGACGATGAGTCGACGTCGACGTTCGCCGTCTGGCCATCCAGCCGGTTCAGTGCGGCCTGCACGCCCGCCAACTGCGCATATGCTGCGGCCGTGTCGGCCCGCACGTCGACGCTCGCGGTACGTCCACGGAACCGGTCGAGCCGCGTACCCAGGTCGTACAGGGCCGCACGAGCCGGGCTGATGTCTGCACCCACGTTGACGCGGGCGCTCTGCCCCGACAGGCGGAACAGGCGGTCCTGGAGCTGGTTGAGCTGCGCCCGTGCCGTCTCGGCATCGATGTCGATGCCGATCTTCTTGTCTTTCAGTGCCGTCAGCTGCGCGCGCAGGTTGGCGATCTCCCGATCGGCGTCTGAGGAATCCGCGCGCAGGTTGATGTTGGGAAGAGCCTTCTCCGCAGCCGCGACCTGCGCCCGCAGGCGCTGCCCGAACGCACCGTCCGTCTCCACCCGGATGCGGGCAGGGTCAGCGGTCAGGCGGGCGATCTCCGCCCGCATCTCCGCCAGCGACGCCCTGGCCGCCGCCGTGTCCGCGCGGACCGCGACGTTCGGGTGGGCGGCGCCGAGCCGGCGCAGCTGCTCCTCGATATCGGCGAGCTCGGCGTCCGCCGTCGCCACGTCGACGTCCACGCCGATCCGCTTGTTCGACAGGGTCTCCATGCGGGCCCGCAGCCGGGCAAGCTCCGCATCCACACCCGTGTCCGACAGGGACACGTTCAGCTTCGGCATGGAGCGGAACGCCTGCTCCAACTTGGCCCGCATCGACCGGGCGAACGCGCCACCCGTCTCCTCGCCCTGCCGGGCCGCAGCCGGACGGGCAACACGCCCGCCCTGAGTGACGCCATCTTTCAAGGAGTCACGTATTTGGGCAACGATCTGCGCAGCGATCTGCTGCCCTATCTGGCGCCCGATGCGTTCACCGATCGTGTCGCCGATCGCGTCCTGCATCGCCGGGCCGAACGCCTTGCCGGCCGCCTCGCCAGCGTCCTTCCCAGCATCCGTCGCCGCAGGAACGAGGGCATCTTTAAGCCTGGTGTAGATCCCCTGAGTGTTGGGGATGACATCGACTTCGACGGAACCGACACTGATGGCCACAGGAAGTCTCCTCCCTGCGCGCTATGCGGCGCCCCCATTGATCAGCTTGAACAGCACCTCGGCACTGCCCTCGGTGAGTTTCGGCTTCGGCCGTGGCGGCTTCGCACCCGGACGACGTAGCGGCTCCGGCGCCGGGGGCCGGTCTCGTTTCTTCTCCGTGTTCGCGCAGATCAGCACGTACTCGACACGCGCCACCCGGTCCGCTACCACCGCCAGCAGCTGCTCCACCTGCGACCAGCGGCCCTTCTCCGGCTCCCCGCCCTCCGCCTGCTCCGCCAACTCCTCGTCGGAGAGCTTGTTACGCAGCGCGGTCATCGTGTGGGACTCCGGCGGCAAATGCTGGATCAGCACCCGCAGCCACGACCACGACCGGCGGCCCGACAACACCTCGGCGATGTCGTAGCCGCGGTCGATCAGGTCGGCCCTTACCGCCTCCGCGTGTTCCTCCCAGACCGCGAAGGTCCACTGGACTTTCCCAGCGTCTCCCCCGACGCGCGGGACACGTCCTCCGTGAACTTCGCGAAGCTGTCCATGTCCGGGTCGAGGTCTTCGAAGATCTCGTAGTCGTCGGGGTGGAGGTTGGTCTGCATGAACGCGTCGATGTCGCCCCGGTTCAGGGCGCGCAGGGTCGATGCCCTCCACCGTCCGGCCGGAACACAGCGGACGTCCTTGACGACACCGTCGTACCCGGCGAGCGGCACCGTCACGAACCCCTCGTCCTCGAGTTCGGCTTCGGTCTCCTGCGCGCGGGCGGCTTCGATCTGTTCCTTCGTGGCGGGCATGGCGCGGGCCTCCTTCGATCAGGGCGCGGGCTCGGGGGTTGAAGGTGGGTGGGCCGGGCCCGCGCCAGCGTGACGGCCCACCCACCCGTTCAGGACCCCGTGTAGGCGGGGGTCGCCGGCAGCTTGTCCGTGTGGTAGACCGTGTTGCCGGCGTCGTCCGGGTACGCGGTGACGGTGATCTCGTAGCCGGACATCTCGTCCTGCTTGAACGTGACGTCCGAGCGGTCGGAGACCTCGCCCTGCGGGACGTAGAAGCCGCGGGCGGTCTCGCCGTCGATGACGGCGAACCACCACGCCCTGCGGTCCGGGATCGGCGAGGCGGTCTCCGCGAACGAGGTGAGGCTGCTGCCCTCGTCCGGCGCCAGATCGGCCGCCGGAATCCGGTACATGATGGACTGGACGGCGACGCGAGCCGTCTCCCACAGCGTCACCTGGAACGTCCGCACACTCTTGGTGATCTGCGTGCGGAACGGGGACGTCAGGCCCCACGGGGTGAACTCCTGGGAGTCCTCGTCGAACCCGTAGACGAGGCCGTCGTCGCTGATCGCGCCCAGCGGCTCCCACGGGGCGACGGGCTGCACGAGCGGCGACGTCGGCGCCGTCGCACCCACATCCGCGATCCAGCCTCCGCCGTTCGCGCCGATGATCGTGAGGTCCGCCGCGCGGGTGATGTTGACCATGACATGTCTCCAGACATGCGAAAACCCCGCACGGCGGCGGGGTCAGGATTGACAGGGGGCTCGGCGCGGGCCCAACCGGTCAGGAAACCGGGTGACAGTAGATCTCGTAGGTGGCCCCCACGCGACGCAGGGCCGTGTTCTCGTAGGGGCGGGCCGCAGGGAGTGCGAGCGCCCCCGTGCGGCCGATGACCGCCGTGGTACTGACCGAGCCGCGCAACTCGCGCGTCACCCAGTCGTGCACCTGCCGGGCCAGACTGATCGCATCCGCCCGGGTCACGGCGTACACGTCGATGTCGACGAGCATCCGCGCCAGCCGCAGGCCGTCCTCCGACCCGGCAGGAACCTGCTGGATCTGGATCGTCGGCAGCTCGTCCAGCAGGTTGTTGTCGAGCTCATCCCGCACCACCGCCGTCGGGAAGCGGACCGTGCCTCGCTTGATGAGTTCCAGCTCGATGTCGACGAGGGCGGTCACTAGTTCCGCCCGCCGGCCTGAGCCGCCCGCAGCAGCACATGATGCGCGGGGACTCTCTCGGTGCCGTACTCCACCCAGCGGGCGTAGTAGGCCGTGTTCCGGACGCGGGCCACGGCACGGTCCCGGCGACGGCCGCCCCGCGAGGTGCTGTCCGTCTCCCACGACCGCTTGTAGCGGCCGGCATCCGCGCCCCGCAGGTACACGGGAGACGTCGCCACCGCCACCCCCTTGATGACCTCCGCGCGGCGCAGCATCTCCGCCTGCATCCCCGGGCTTCGCAGCAGCTCACCGACACCCTTGCGTTTCATCTTGAACCTGGCTGCCACGTGACCTCCTCAACCCGTCACACGGTCTGCAGCGAACTGGACGACGCCACGGGTCCCGGTGAACGGGGAGTGGCCCCAGTCGCCGGGCTCGCCCGTGATCTCACACACCACACCCCGGATACGCACCTGGTCCGTGGTGAGCCAGTCGGTGGCTGTCGGGTCGTACACAGTCCAGCCGACGATGACCGTGTCGCGGGCCTGCTGCTCCTGCCCGCCCACCTGAGGCGACTCCTGCCGCGGCGTCACCACCACACCCGCGATCGGCGTCTCCACCAGTGGGCCCGGGATCGGGTGCCCGCGGTCGTCACGGCCCGGCGACGGACCCCGGCGCAACCGCACCACCGTCTCCCCGAACGGATACCGGGCCGGGGCAGGCATCTACAGCCACCCCCAGCCCGGCTCAAAGTCGGACCACTCGCCGCCCTCGTCATCCACCGGATACGAGGGTGCAGGCGTCGCATCCACTGGTGTCGGATCCACCGTGAACGCCCC